GAAGCCAAGGCGTTTCGTGATTTGAAGCATCCACAACGTTCGGATGTATTGAGGCAGTTGATTGGGGACTACCAAACAACCGCAGAGAAAGAAGCTGAAGAAAAGAAGTTACAAAGGCAATGGGCAAGAGCACGAAGGATTGCCCGAGACCGAGACGAAGCCCGTGCACGTGCACTGGTTGATGAAAAAATAGCAACACATAACATGGTTGCAAAAGCAGATCGTGAGTTGCGTAAAAAATGGGACGAGATAAAGCCGATGGTGTCGGACGTGGCATGGGTAGAACATTTAAAGATAGGCAACCCTGATATGTACCAAGAGTTGAAGTATTTGGTTGGTGACATTTGGGGTTACAACGCAGACAAAGTTTGGGAGATGTATGCGGAAAAGAAGTAAGTACAGACCAAGGCCAGTGTTACAGAACCCAGTGGGCTATGTGATAGAGGGCGTGACTCCGGTGTCACAGCATGAGAGCTTTTTGATAGACGTGAAGATCAAGACCCACATGGCGTTGGCGAACATGACGCAGGGTAAGGCGGTGCGTGAAGATGTTGACACGCTGATTGAAGCGGTCAACGTTGTTGAAGCGTTGTACCGCATGGGATTTGGTACTGAGTACGGAGATGAGATGCGAAATGGGTTGGAAGCATTGCACAGCGTTGGTGTGCGTGGTGCTAAGTCAGGCCAGTTCGTTCTTAAATCCGAGGAGATGAAAGCCCTCAACACCATCATGGAGTTGCATGATGCCCAGCTTGAAGTTATCACGCTGAAAGATATGGAGAGGGCGTACAAGATAGTGGTCGAAGAGTTCAGGCAAAGAAAGATGAGACCGATTGTTACAAAGGAGATGGTATGAGTGAGTGCCCTAGCTGTGAATACCATAGGCAACGTGCCCAGCTTTGGCGGCACGAGGCTTATAGGATATCGGGTAACCCGTTACCCGAACGTGAAGATGATTTGAAGATGGTGGTCGATGACATGAGGGCTTACATTGATAAGCTGGAACAAAAACTAAAGGAGAAGAGCACATGACAAGACGTTTCTGCGACACGGGCCGCATTGATTGCCCGCACTTGCCCGAGTGCATCTGGGACTGCAAGTACGACACCGCTGTTGCGGAGCGCCGCAGGGTCAAGCCGTACCCAGCAATCCCCCCTGACATCAAGCCTGTGCCCGAGGCATGGCAGACAGTTGGCACGGTGATGCTGACAGCCATCATGGGTGCGCTGGCCGTGGTCTGCATCCTGTTGTTCTTTACTGGCGTTTGGATTTGGAGTTTGCTGATATGACACAAGAAGACATGATTCGCATGGCGCGGGAGGCTGGGATGGGCTACGTCGAACATATCGGCGAAGAATACATGCAGCAGATTAAACGCTTTGCCGCCCTTGTCGCAGCAGCAGAGAACGAGGCGTGTGCTGTGACGGCTGACGAACACATGCAGGAGTGTGAAGGGAAAAGTTTTGGTGTAGGCAAAGCCATCCGAGCAAGGGGACAAGCATGACTATCACAAGACAGCAAGTAGACGCATGGGATGCCGAAGTAAACGCTGCATATGAGAGAGGCAGACAAGAAGGCATGAAGCAAGAGCGTGCGCTGTGGACGCTGACTAAGCTGGGGCAGGAGATTGAGGCGCAGCCAGTGCAGGAGCTTACCTGCCCCGAATGCAAAGCCGCCGTGCTTTACGAATGTGTAGCTTGCAGTAGCAACAACTATCCACCTAAGCCAGAGCAGGAGCCTGTGTGTTGGGTGATGCCTGATGGCAAGACCGTTGATAAGTGGGGGCGTCAGTTCTATGGCAGTACTGTTGGGGAACCCCTTTACACCGCCCCACAACAGCGCCCGTGGGTAGGGCTGACGGCTGAGGAAATTCACGACACAGACGGGTACAAAGAAACGCGGGAGATGTACCGCTTTGCCCACGCCATCGAAGCCAAACTCAAGGAGAAGAACACATGAATAACAGAGTACTGATTCAAAACGTGGGCGGCGTGTGGAGCGAGAGACCAGACTGGTGCGCCCTTACTTGGGGTTCTGGCGCAGCCGCAGGAATCAAACGGCTTGAGTTGATTGCGAACGACTGGACATTTACGTTCAAGACTACGGAGCAGAAATTCTCCACCTTGAATTTGCACAAACCATACGGCCCAAAGGTGAACACATGACTGACCTGACAGAAGCCAGCTTGAAAGACGCCATCACGGCAATTCAGAAACACATGGAAGAAATGGGTAAACAAATGGCGTTTAAACCAACCAAGGTCATGTACAGCCCCGCTGACTTGGAAGCGATTGGCCTCACGCACGAGGATGTTTTGAAAATGATTAAGGAGAAGACATGAAGCCAACTACCGCGCATGAGTGGTGGATGCAAGAGCGCGAGAACCAGCTTGACCTTGCCAAACTCTACTACGAACGCATTGGGGACTGCACAACTATGTGGCACTGTCTTTTTGCATGGGCAATACCCGACCTCTGGCGTGACCCTGTGTACATAACCAAGGAGAAGAAAGCATGACAATAGAGACACCACCTACCCACACCATCAACACCGCAGGGACTGTGGCGGTGGCAACGGACACCTATTGGATACCCATCGACAAGGACGCACCGCGTAGCGTTAAGCTGCAACTGCTGTCCATCGGAGGCGTTGCTCAATACGGAACGCTTGGTAGCGACCCTACATTTTTCACACACTGGGCACCTTTGCCCAAGAAACCAAAATGACTAAAGACAAAGCACCCGCATGGAGCTACTCAAGCATCACGCTGTTTGATCAGTGCCCAAAGAAGTATTACCACATGCGTGTGGCGAAAGATATCAAAGAGCCTGAGAGCGAAGCAATGCTGTACGGCACTGCGGTACACACCGCCGCCGAAGAGTACGTGCGGGATGCGAAACCTGTTCCCGAGCAATACAAGTACATAGAGCCGATGCTTGAGAAGCTCATGAAGATTGACGGTGAAAAGATTTGTGAGTTGAAGATGGGCATCAAGAAGGTGGACGGTAAGTTCGCGCCTTGTGGCTTCTTTGACAAAGATGTTTGGTATCGCGGCATTGCCGACCTGCTGATCATTGACCGTAAGAAGAAGGAAGCCCGAGTCGTTGACTACAAGACGGGCAAGAGCAGTCGCTACGCAGACCCAAAACAACTGGCACTGATGGCGGCATGTGTGTTCGTGCACTACCCCGAAATCGAACGGGTGCGGTCAGGTCTTTTGTTCGTAGTCTGCAAGGACTTTATCCCTGTGGACTTCAATGTTCATAACCGATTCGATATCTTCACCAAGCTCGATGGTGCGCTTGTTTCACGTGAAACTGCCTACTCAACTGGGGTGTTCAACCCCAAGAAGAACTTCACTTGCAAAGCATGGTGTCCTGTATCAGAATGTAGCCATAACGGAAGGAATTGACATGCCCTATAAGAACCCCGCTGACCGTAACGTCAAGCGCGAATACGATTTAGAGAAGCAACGTGCGGGTGCTCACGAAGCGCGAATGGAGCGACAACGTGCACGGCGTAAGCTGGACAAAGAAGGCAAAGATGCCAACGGCAATGGCAAGGCTGACATGCGTGAAGGCAAAGATGTTGCTCACGTGAGAGCGTTGTCCAAGGGTGGCACTAACAAGAACGGTGTGCGTGTTGAGAGCGCATCGGCCAACAGATCATTTAAGCGCGGGGCGAACCACAAGGTGGTGTCCGAGACAAGCACAAAAGAGCGCAAGAAAAAATGAGTTTCATGATGTCTGCTAGGTAAGGTACGAGTAGTAACAGACACAGGGTTTGATTGGCCCAACATAACCGTATCAGTCAGCGCCGTTTTACACTTTCAACGGGGAACTGACCGTCTTGGACTCGCAGACGTTAAAGTGAAGAGGGAGCAGGTGGAAGCCTTGCGCCTATAAAAAGAACCTGACACACATCGTGTTCAGGACGTTTGTCATTGGAGATTAGAGTGCAGATCATTGATAACAGGGCGTTACTGCTCAAGGTACGCAATCCCGACAGAATCACTACGGTGATTCCAAAGAGCAAAGTTTTGTCAGATGACGGGGAGGTTGCAGAGGTGCTGGTGAACTGGGATTTGGAGGAGGCGATTGTCTTGAAGAACCTCAAGATCAAAGATGTACCCTCGCCCATCAACGCTTCATACAACTGGCCGGGATTGTATAAACCTTTCGCACACCAAAAAGTTACATCGTCTTTCTTGACCATGCACCGCCGGTCGTTCTGTTTTAACGAGCAGGGCACAGGCAAAACTGGCTCAGTGATTTGGGCATCGGACTACCTACTATCAAAGGGCGTCATCAAGCGGGTGCTGGTTATTTGCCCGCTGTCCATCATGGATTCGGCATGGCGCAATGACTTGTTCAAGCTGGCAATGCACCGCAGGGTAGACGTTGCCTATGGCAAGCCAGAAAAGCGCAGGGAGATCATCGCGGGGGATGCTGAGTACGTCATCATCAACTATGACGGGGTGGAGATTGTTGCCAATGACATCTTGAAGGGTGGCTTTGACCTCATCGTCATTGACGAGGCTAACGCCTATAAAAATCCCTCAACAAGACGTTGGAAGGTGCTTAACAATTTGATCAAGCCGCGCACGTGGCTGTGGTTGTTGACGGGCACACCCGCATCGCAGTCCCCGCTGGATGCCTATGGCATCGCCAAGCTGGTGAACCCCGAAGGGATTCCACGTTTCTATGGTGGATTCCGCGATCAGGTCATGCACAAGCTCACACAGTTTAAATGGGTACCCAAGCTAGAGTCGGAGCAAATTGTTCATAAGGCGCTACAGCCAGCGATACGCTTTACGAAAGAGCAATGCTTGGACTTACCTGAGATGACTTACGTAACGCGAGACGTGCCTCTTACTGCCCAACAGGAGAAGTACTACGAGCTATTGCGTAAACGGCTTATCGTACAAGCGGCAGGTGAGGAGATCACTACAGTCAACGCGGCTGCAAACCTGAACAAGCTGTTGCAACTATCTGGTGGTGCGGTGTATTCCGACACAGGTGAAGTTATCCATTTCGATGCAAGCAATAGACTTGCGGTTTTACGTGAGGTGATAGAAGAGTCGAGCCACAAGGTGCTTGTGTTTGTGCCCTACAGACATGCCATCGAAGTGGTTGCGGAAGACTTACGTAAGCACGGGTACCCGACAGCCGTCATTCATGGCGGTGTGCCGGTAGGGAAACGGTCAGAAATCTTTGAGCGTTTCCAGAGTAAGGATGACTTGCAGGTGCTGGTCATCCAACCACAAGCGGCATCGCACGGGGTAACTCTGCATGCCGCCAATACCATCGTCTACTGGAGTCCGGTGATGTCAGTCGAGACCTACCTCCAAGCCAACGCACGTGTTCACCGAGCAGGGCAGAAAAACCCCTCAGTGGTGGTGCACTTGCAAGGCAGTGGGGTAGAGAAGCGCATGTACAAAATGCTGGGGAACAAGGTAGACATCCACAATCGTTTGATCGACCTCTACGGGGAAATACTTAGATGAAAAGACTTGACACTGTTAATTTTTAAGATATCATCCATACACAAAACAAAAAGGAGAGAGCTATGGCCGAGACAATATCGGTTGATAAACTCGTCGCCGCTTACATCAAGATGCGCGACAAAAGGGCCGAACTTTTACGTGACTACGAAGAAGCTGACGGTTCTGTGAAATCACAGATGGAACTTGTGGAGGCCAAGCTATTGGAACTCTGCAAGGACATCGGTGTAGATCGTCTTGGTAGCAAGCACGGTGCGGTAATTCGCACGGTGAAGACACGCTACTGGACAAGCGACTGGGAGTCCATGCACAAGTTCATCTTGGAACACAAGATGCCCGAACTGCTTGAGCGGCGCATCAGTCAAACAACCATGAAACAACTGTTGGAAGAAAACCCCGAGATCATGCCTATGGGGTTGAACACTGACAGCAAATATGGCGTAACCATAAGGAGAACCTCAAGTGCAACTTGAAGCATCACTAACCGTACAAGAAGTAGCAAAGCTGCTGCGCATGTCGCGTCAGACAATCTATAACTTGACCCGCGAGGGAGCAATCCCTCATTTCCGCATAGGCACCAAAGTGCGTTTCAATCGCGCAGACATTGATGCCCTGATGCAAACAAAAACCGCAACTACTGGAGAAACCAAATGAGCGAAATGACCCTGTTTTCTAAAGGCGGCAACACGCTGCCAGCCCACCTACAAAACCTGCAACTGGACGCAACTACGAAAGCCCTCATGGGTGGCAGTGGTAGCGGTGGCAAGCGCATCTCTATTCGCGGTAATGTGTTCCGCATGATGGTCGATGGCAAAGAGATTGCCCAAAACGAAGACCGCGCAATGCCTATCATTATTGCAGCGGCGAACCCTAACGTATCGAGAACTTTTTATGCCGGTGTTTACCAAGAAGGCCAAGCAATGGCACCGACCTGCTGGTCAAACGATGGTGTCTCCCCCGACATCAAGGCAGAAGCACCCCAATCAGGTAAGTGCGCCACATGCTCACAAAACATCAAAGGCTCCGGCACAGGTGATTCCCGCGCATGCCGATTCAGTCAGCGCCTTGCCGTCCTCTTGGAGAACGATATTCGAGGAGACGTATATCAACTGACGCTCCCCGCGCAGTCTATCTTTGGTGCGGTTGAGAACGGCAAGATGCCCCTGCAAGCATACGCAAAGTTCTTGGGTAGTCATGGTCTGCCAGTAACTGCCGTTGTAACTGAAATGCGTTTTGATACCGCAAGCGCAACACCACGTCTGACCTTCAAGGCCGTGCGCCCACTGAACGAAGAAGAGTTGGCACTGGCACAACTTAAAGGCCAGTCCGCTGATGCCAAGGCCGCTATCGCCGCAACTGCCGCGCAGATGGATGGAGCTACTAAAACTTCTGCACGTGAACTTGTCTCTGACCCTGAGCGCGTACATGTGGACACCGTTACGGGTATTACCGTGACTCCTGAAATGGCGCATGCAATTGGCTCTGGCCGCAAAGAGACTCCCAAGGTAGAGGCTGAAGCTGTCGAAGAAACAGCAGAGCCAACCAAACGCGCCAAGAAAGCCGCACCAAAAGATGTGGCTGATATCTTGGACGATTGGGCCGAGTAATTGAACGGGCGGGGTAACTCCCGCCCATCAAAGGAGAGCAACATGGACATACTAGAACTTGCGGCAGAACACGAAGAGTTGTTTAGCAAAGAGTTTTTGAAATGGCTACCTGACAACTTGCATGTGTGGGAAGCATTTTGTGAGCAAACATTTAAGGTAAGAGGTCGTGGTTTTAAGCATTACTCCGCTCGTACCATCGTGCACTTCTTGCGGCACCATTCTGCAATCACGGAGTCTAGTGGCGTGTGGAAGATCAATAACAACTACAGCCCCTATCTTGCGCGTTTGTTTGACAAGCGGTTTCCAAATCTTGTGGGGCTTTGGGAATACAGAGAAACAAAACGTGCCAAGTTAGACCACACACCACCATTTGACAACTATGAACAACAAAGGCTATTCCCGTAAATTTGTAGATGCCAATACCAAGGCAGACCCATTTCATGTGGGTGTGCAACTTGGGCGCATTTGCATTCAACGTGACATTCCAGTACAGGATGTGGCAGAACATCTAGACGTATCACGACAAGCCGTATACATGTGGTTCTTGGGGAAAGCACTGCCTCACCCGAACAAACGCAAAGTATTATGGGATTTGCTTGATCGCCTAGCGGCAACCGCTACAACTTGATTCCGTGCTCAAGGTCTATCGCCAGTAGACCTGAATGCACACCCGTCTGTAAAAAGAGAAAACAATGACAACACGGAACCCTTTTCTCACATCTGTACTTGCCTCTGAAGGTTTGTACTGTGTGGTTGGATTGAAGAAGGGTGCGCCAAGGCAGACTTTTGTAGAGACGATTGATGAGATTGATGGAGTCGTAGATGGGCTTATTTCACAGGGGTATGACGCATACTTTGGATGCGCTAAATATCTTCTAGAAACTGAAGGCCGTACAGCAAAGAACGCAAAATGGTTTAAGGCTTTCTGGCTTGACCTAGATTGCGGAGAGAACAAACCATACGACACGCAAGCATCCGCAATGGATGCACTCAGACTATTTGTTAAAGCAACAGGGTTACCTCGACCCACTATCATCAACTCAGGACGTGGCTTACACGTCTACTGGACGCTGAAGGAAACCATCGGTTACAACGATTGGAAACCAACAGCCGAAGCACTGAAGAAATTCTGCGCTTTATACAATCTGTCTGCCGACCCTGCGGTCACAGCAGATGCCGCCCGAATACTGCGTATCCCTGAGACGCTGAACTTCAAGGACAACCCGCCAAAGCCGGTAACGATACTGGTCGAGTCGCAGCCCGTAGAGTTCTCACGCTTCAAGACGTTGATAGGTATAGAAGAAG